GGGGGGACTTGCGGGTAGGTACGTAAGTAGATACTCTCTAGGGGTCGGCGACAATGACGTCGCCGCTTTCACCGGAGATGAGAGATGACCAACAACGAAGTGTATGCCCGGGTGTTCGGCGAGATTGTCGAGGAGATGAAGAAGGGGAACCTGCCTTGGGCTCGCCCGTGGAAGGGGTCTGGGTTCCCGGTCAATGCGGTCACCAAGCGCGCGTACAGCGGTGGCAACGTGGTTGCGTTGTGGTTTAAGGCGATGGCGAAGGGGTGGACTGACCTCGGATTCGTGACGTTTAAGCAAGCTCAGGCGGCGGGGTGCATGGTTCGGAAGGGTGAAAAGGGGACGTATGTGTACTTCATGAGCCGCGCGGAAAAGAAGGACCAAGAGGAGAAAGAGGATAAGCAGTTCTATTTCTTCGCCAAGTCTTTCGTCGTGTTCAACGTGGAACAGTTGGAGGAAGTCGAGGAGGGGGCGCTCGCCAAGTTGAAGAGCACGGAGGATACGCGCACGGAGTTGGAGCGCAATGCCGAGGCGGATTGCATGGTGAGCGCGACGGGCGCGTCGATTTGCCACACGAATGATATGCGCGCCTATTACGACCATACGTCGGATTACATCAATATGCCGCACGTGACGGCCTTCACCTCGACCTCCGGGTACTACGGAACGCTCTTCCACGAGTTGACGCATTGGACGGGAACGGAGCGTCGGTGCAATCGCAATCTCTCCGGGAAGTATGGGAACCCGGATTACGCTTTCGAGGAATTGGTCGCGGAAATTGGTGCGGCGTTTCTTTCTGCGCGGTTCGGGATGGAATCGGTGACGCAATCGGCGGCTTACCTACAGTCGTGGGCGAGGGCTTGCGAGGCGCACCCGGAGATGTTGGCGCGCGCGGCGTCAATGGCGCAGACGGCGGCTGATTTCGTGACGGGGGAGAAGGTGGCCCCCGTCGCGGCGGCGGCGTGAGTCATTGAATTTCAAGGGCTTAACGTAGGACTTGCGAGTAGGTACAGACGTAGATACTGTTAGCTGTGTAGGGTCAACCACAATCAACGGAGAGAACAATGCAGAGCAATGGCGAGGCGGTCGAGCTTCACACCATCGGGATGCCGCAAAAGGGTGACAAGGTTTACCTGAAGGACGCAACGCAGGTGCGCGGAAATATGTGGAGCAAGTTCGGAATCGTGGCGACCATCACCGGGGTGCGATATCTCACCAGCATGGACTATCGGGTTCGGTATACGTACACGGATGAGAAGAGCGGCGAGGTTGTAAAGGATTCTTTCGACGTGTGCAAGGTGCGGCTCACGCGCGGGCGCGTGGCGTGGCGCAATTACCTTGTCAAGATTGATGAGGCGACGTTAGAGCAGAAGGCAGAATTCGCTCAGGCGGTGGCGGCTCGCGCGGAGACCCGGGCGCGTCAGGCTCGGGAGTGGTCGGAGATGCTAGAGGCGGAAAGGAATTTCCAAGTAAACAACAAGCATCTTGTCGAGCGGGAGTCCGTTGTGCATCCGATTGAGGTGGTGGCTTACGAGCTTGGGCGGTTTGAGAACCCGCGTATCGATAAGCACCTGAAGGTCAACGTACTGCGCACGGTGCAGATGCGGGTGGAATCGTGGAGGTTTAGGGGAACCGGGAAGCATATGTACGTGGCGTCGCAATTCGAAACGATTACGGCGAAGGTGTACCGCAACAAGGTTGCTAACTGGCAGGTGGCGGATTGGCCTAACGCATCGGATGAGGAGGAGAGGAATCGCCGCGCCATTGAGGTAATGCAGTACGCGATGAATTGGTGCGCGGAGCAGAACAAGTCGGAGCGCGCGCGACTCGAAGCGTTCCGGCAGATGCGCCGTGAGGCGGTGGCGGCATGAATAATTTAGAGAGCAGTATCTGCCTAAAATTTCGCGACGAGTCGGGCCAGTATATCGATGAAAACCTATGGTATAAATCGCACGATTGGGAAGATGTATCCGAATGGGTACACGCGCGGAGTGGGCATCACACGTATAAGTGCCGGCGATGCGGTATTGAATATCACATAGACTCGACGGGGTAAATCAATGAACGTGACACGGTTGGCACGAATGATGGCAGAAGCGCACGGCGCGTATGTTGGCGCAAAAAAGTTAGAGGCGCGCGCGAATTATTACAGCGCGTTGGCGGATTCAAAGACACAGGACTATCGGCGGTTAACGCGCAACCAGTATGCGTATCGCGCAATGTTCTGGCGGTCTGTCAGTCGGGTATGTATCGCGAAGTATTCTCACAAGCAGGGGGTTGGCGTATGATGGCGAAGGAATTGCAGGAGGCGTTGGAATTATTGCGTATGCCGGATGAGCGGGGGTTCTCTATGGCAAAGGCACGGCTCGCGTTGGCGATTAAATATTGTCCGCAGACGGTGTTGCATTGGTGTGCGGGTCGGCGCAAGATGGGGCCGCGCGCGTTGGATGCGGTGCGAAAGGTGCGCGATGAATTGCGGCGGGAAGAGTCCTCTAACCGTTAGGAGATGTGAGATGACCATAAATTTTGCGCTCATCATTCGTGACCATGCGGACAATACGTTGCGCGAATTGGATGATGAAATTGCCCGGATGACGGCGAGACTCGCGCAGTTGCATCGCGAACGGATGCAGGTGGTTGCACACGCGACGTTAAATGATGCGCTTAACCTTGATATCGCGTCGGAGGATAAGGAGGCGGAGCGCAAATAACATGACAACGTGGTATAAGCAAGCGGTACGTCGTAAGCCGCAACACCTTGAAGCCATTGAGCAACGTTTATTCGTCAAGCGATGGAGAGCGGACCCACGGACGCAAGCGCATCCGGCGTGTGCGGTGCCGAATGGGGGGAGGCGTTCGGCGCGTGAAGCGTCGTTGATGAAGGCGGAAGGGGTCGAGGCGGGGGTGCCGGATTGGTTGTGCTTTTGGCCTTCATTCGACGGGCGCGCGGTCGGTTTGGCGATAGAGTTTAAATCGCCGACGGGCAAGGGGCGGGTGAGCGATAACCAAAAACGTTGGCATGTGCTATTGCGCAATGCGGGGTGGCGGGTCGAGATTGTGACGACGGCGGCGGATGCGTGGCGCGTCGTGACATCTCACCTTGGTATAAGTGATGAGTAAAAAGAAGAGGCCAACCAACTGCTATTGCGAGTCGTATTGCTTGGTGTGTGAAATTGGCTTCACCAATAAAGAGGCAATTCACGTTCACAACCTCCGAGTGGCGTGTCACGGAGAGAGAGCGTATCCCGTGGGGGGCAAGTGGAAGCAAAGAGATTTCCATCACATCATCCGCTCGGAGGATTAACTATGACAGGTCAGGGATTGCACATCGTGGCGTCGGTATTCTTTGTTCTATTGTTGCTTGTATTGGGATTGGTTGCAATGGTGTATACGTATGTCGATGAAATTCTGGGCGTTGTGCGCGGGTTGGCGGCGGTGAAAGTTCAGCGTCGAGTGACGCGAGATGAAAACGATACGGCGCGTCGTATGATTGCGGCAAAGCGAAAGGATAAAGAATGACGGAGTGGACGCGCGTTCCGATTGGTGAGATAAAGGCAAACCCGGACAATCCGCGATTCATTCGGGACGAATCGTTCCAAAAGTTGGTGCGGTCGATTCGCGAGTTCCCGGAGATGTTAGAACTTCGCCCATTGGTGGTGAATGGGGACGGCGTTGTATTGGGTGGCAATATGCGGTTGCGCGCGTGTGAGGCGGCGGGATTGGTCGACATCCCGGTTGTGCGCGCGTCGTCGTTGACGGAGGAGCAACAGCGCGAGTTCATCATTAAGGACAACGTCGGGTATGGCGAATGGGAGTGGGAAACGCTGGCGAATCTCTGGGACCTCGAAAAGTTGGCGGAGTGGGGAGTAGATGTGCCGGACCCGATTGATACGGCGGAAGATGGCGAGGAAGTCGTGATAGAACAGTCGGTGCAACTCGAACCGCCGCGCGAATACATTGTCATAATTGCGGACCCGAATTCCCTAGAGTGGGAAGACATTAAAGAGACGTTAAAACTCAAGATGGTAAGGCGTGGCGGCTACAAAGAGGGAAGCCCGTTTGATGCGTTAGGATTGGAGCGCGTGTTGCGGTGGCCCGATTTTAAAGAGAGATACGATGCTTATCGCGATACCAAGCAAGAGTAGGGCGGGGAATACGACGACGGACAAAATCGTACCTACGACGGGAACGTTTTTCGTACCGGAGTCGGAGGCTCACCAATACAATTATGTGCGAAACGTGGTCGCGGTGCCGAAGGAAGTGCGCGGTATCACGGCGACGCGCAATTGGATTCTGCGCAATGCGGGGGACGAGTGGGTCGTTTTCCTCGATGACGATGCGATGGCGACGGGATATACCAAATTGCTTATGCGCAACGGGAAACAAGTGCAGATACAAGACGAACAGTTCTGGGTAGACGAGTTTGTCAAAGCGTTTGATGTTGCGGTACAGATGGGCTATAAGATGTGGGGATTAAAGACGGAGGCAGCGTTACGTTCTGTCTATCCGTACAAGCCGTTCCTGACGCGAACCTACCTTACGGCGTCATGTATGGGGATGGTAAACGACGGCGAGTTCTATTTCGACGAATCATATCGCGTAAAAGAGGATTACGAGATATGTTTAAGGCATATGCAGAAATACGGCGGGATATATGGTATCCGGTATATGCATTGGCAGAATGAGCATTGGACGACGGAGGGAGGATGCAAGGACTATCGTACGATAGAAATGGAACGCGATGCGATTAAAAGGCTTATCAAGCAATACCCCGGAATGATTCGCAAGGCAAAGCGCAAGGCGAATACGTTCACCATTGAACTCAACATATAAAAAAACTTATATATGTCGGACGGTAATAGACACAAAAAAAAGGCGATGATTACGGCGCTAGAGAAATCGTTAGGGGTCGTGACGACGGCGTGTAAGATGGCGGGAGTGTCGCGCGCGACGCATTACGTGTGGTTGGAAAAAGACGAGGCGTATCGCGAGGAAGTGGAGAGTATCGCGGATATGGCGTTGGATTTTGCGGAGTCGAAGTTGCACTCGCAGATTGCGGACAACAATACGGCGGCGACCATCTTCTACCTGAAGACCAAGGGGAAGTCGCGCGGATATATCGAGCGGTATGATGTGACGAGTAACGAGCAAACCATCGGAACGCAAACCATCGTGATTGGCGGCAAGGAGATTAAGTTCTGACGCGATTCTTCGAGGAGACGACAGCCCAGCGAAAGTTTGCCGAAGCGACCTTCTCCGGTCGCTTTCGTTATTTGCTATACGGCGGTGGTATTCGTAGTGGGAAGACGTCGTTGGCGTTAATCATCGTTCAGGCGTTGGCGCGTATCTATCCTCGGTCACGTTGGGCTATCGTGCGTAAAGATATACCGAGTATTCGACGCAACGTATTGCCAGCGATAAGTAAGTTCCGTATTCCCGGATTCACGGGCGATATTAATTTCGCGTCATGGACGATGAGTTGCGCGAACGGTTCCGAAATTCTGTTCGTAAACGAAAACATTACGGCGGACCCGGACCTTGATGCGTGGAAGGGGTTAGAAGTAAACGGTTTCGTATTGGAAGAGGCGAACGAATTATCGCAAGCGGCGTGGTATAAGGCGGTCGAGCGCGCGGGGTCATGGGTTGTTCCAAGTGGGCAACAGCCGTCACCGTTGATTCTGCTCACGTGCAATCCGGGGTTGGGTTGGGTGAAGGAAACGTTTTACGATGCGCACAAGGCGGGGACGTTGCGCGAGCCGTATTACTTTCAACCCGCGACGGTGGCGGATAACCCACACATTGCTGTCGAATACCGCGAAGCGTTAAAGAATCTGCCGGAAAGAGAGTATAGGCGATTCGTGTTAGGCGATTGGGATTCGTTGTCAGCGGCACCGGGGGCGTTGTGGACACCGGAACTTATCATTGAGAATCGCGTCGCGGAGGCGCCGAAAGAGTTTAAGCGCGTCGTCGTGGCGATTGACCCTGCGGCGACATCAGGGCCAGATAGTGACGAGACGGGTATAATCGTACTCGGATTGGGTAGGGACGGACACGGCTACGTAATAGGGGACGGGAGTGGAAGGTATAGGCCGCACGAATGGGCGAATAAAGCCGTCGCGTTGTATAGGCAATACGGTGCGGATAGAATCATCGGCGAATCAAACAACGGTGGCGATATGGTGGAGGCGACGTTACGCGCGGTCGATGCGAGTCTACCGTACCGTTCGGTTCATGCGTCGCGCGGTAAAGCGAAGCGCGCGGAACCTGTCGCGGCGTTGTACGAGAGAGGATTAATACATCACGTCGGAACGTTCGCGAAGTTAGAACTACAGATGACGTCGTGGACCCCGGATGAGAAGTCATTCAGTCCCGACCGCATGGATGCGATGGTGTGGGCGGTGTCGTGGACCATGTTGCGAGGGAGTGGAGGGTTTGTCGTGTAAGGAGTTAGGGGGGGTTGCGCTATTGAAAGTTTTTGCCTATGGTGCATATAGAGTACCAGAGAACTCTATTCGCCGAGTGCGTATTGCCGACAAATCGTCGTCCTTCCATTCTCTCGCGCGTCGCTCATGCGCTTCGCACGTTTAATGCGCCAGAGGTAGAGGCGCGTAGTGTGATACCGACGACGTTTCCGGGAACGGGTGTTGCTGGCTTGCAGATGGTGCGGTCGGCAAATCCGCAAGAGTATAAACCACTTGGCGCGAATGTTCGCGCGCGTGGTTTCAATGAACATCCCGTCGTTCATGCGTGTATCCGCGCGGTAGCTGACATCATTGCGTCGGTGCCTCTTGTCGTATTAAAGGAGCGCGGGAATCGTGAGTCGATAGTTGGCGACAATCATCCGCTACAAAAATTGCTCAATCAACCGGGCGGAAAGATTACGGCGCGTCAGTTGCGCGCGCGTTTCGCGGTTGATTTTCTTGGATACGGAAACTCGCTCTTCCACCTTGAGCGCGCGGGTGCAAGCGGGACGGGACGCATCATTGGTTTGCGGTCTATTAATCCCGAGGCGTTGCAGTCGGTGTGGGTTGATGCGGAAGGCGACCCCGCGCGATACGATTATAGCGATTGGTCGGGTATCGTGCGCAATGCACCCGTTGTGGATGTGTTGCATTTCCGCGACCTCGATATGCCGCGCCCGTATTTTCCGGATGTGTTCGGGTATCCGCGTGGCGCAACGGCGATTCAATCTATCGTCGCGGATAATGAGGCGACGAACTATGTTCGGCAGGTTGTGTCGAATGACGGGACGCCAACGTTTGCGGTGATTCTCACCGATGAAGCGACGGCGGATGATGCGCTGTCGATGCAACAGAGATATACGGCGCGTACGGTGGAGCGCGGAAAGCGTGGCGCACCTGCGTTTTTTGGAGCGGTAAAAGATATCAAGCCGTTGGGTTTCACGCTCAATGACTTAGAGTTTCCCGACCTGCGGCGTGTGTCGCGTGAGGATATCTGCGCGGCGTTTGGCGTGGACCCGCGCATGATTGGTATCGGGTCAGCGTCCAGCGATGCGGGTCTATCCGGTATTCAGTACATTGAAGCGCGCGCGCGATTGGTTCAGCATACCATCGAGCCAATGCTCATCGTATTCGAGGATGAGATTAATAATTGGCTCGCGCCGGAGTTTGGCGATGTATACGTTTCGTATGATGCGAACGTGCTTCGCGATTTGGTGGAGAATGACGAGGCGACGTCGAATCGTATTCGCGCGGAGTTTGCGGCGTCGTTGCGTACGTTTGAAGAATCTCGGCGCGCGTTGAAGTTGTCGCCTGTGCCTGAACCTATCGAGTCGTTGCTCATTACACCTGCGGCGACGTTGATGCCTTCCGCTGTGGCGATTGTTCCGGCAATGTCGGCGGAGGAATCCGCGGAGTTGGATGCAGCGCCGATACCGAGCGGTGCACCGAGCGGTGCAATCGAAGGTGTTGTGCCGCCATCTGGCGAGATGCAGACAACGGAAGCGACGGTACTCAATGGCGCTCAGATTTCGAGCGCGAAGGACATCGTATTGGCGGTATCGGCGGGGCTGATGCCGCGCGATGCTGGCGTGGCGATGTTAAAGGTATTTTTCAATCTGGCTGCGGATGTTGCGGAACAGTTGATGGGTTCTGCGGGTACGGGTGCGGCGACGACGCCAAACGTTGTCGATACGACGGGCGACGCGGTGACGGCGGTGGGCGCGTCTGTACCAGCGCGCGATACGACCAAGGCAGATGAGGAAAGCGAAGGCGACGACGACGAGGAGGAAGTCGAGGAAGAGTCGGAAGTCGAGGGCGTCGGTTCGCGCGCGGAACCTGATGCGCTGGAGAGGGGCGACTTCTGTAGTTGGAATTCCTCTGGCGGGACGGCGCGCGGTCGTATTGAGCGCATCGAGCGCGATGGGACAATCAACGTGCCTGACTCTAGTTACTCAGTTACGGGAACGCCCGAGGACCCTGCCGCGCTCATCCGGGTTTACGAGGAAACCGCCGACGGATGGACGCCGAGCGATACGCTGGTCGGACATAAGTTTAGCACATTGCGCAAAATCGACGACCTGCGGGTAACGGGTCGCGCCGAGCCCGTCACGAACTTCCCCGAAGACGGCGACGATAAAAAAGTCACGCTCCGCAATTCAAAGTACAAGCTATTCCCGGTGGGCGAGGCCGAGGACCTGCAGGACAATTGGCCTGAGATTTGGTCAAAGGGTGGAAACGTAAAGGGCAACGACCAGTTCCGTAAACTCGCACCCATCGCAAAGCGTGACGGCGTTCCAGATGGTGAGGCGGAAGAGAACGCTATCCGGTTGCGTGAGGCATGGGTCGCGCGACACGAGGGCGACTTTCAACTCGCGGGAGTGGTGGCGCAAATCAAGTGGCTTGCGGTCGGGTCGCGTGGTCTTGACCATATGCGCGCGGTAATTCGCGAGGCGAAGGATAAGACGGAGCGTAATGCGTCGTCCGATGAAGTCGTCACGATGGCGGATGCAAAGCGCGCGAAGTGGGAGCGGGTGCAAAGAGTATTGGACGCCGAGGAGATGGCGTACAAGGCGGAGGCGAAAACGCTCTTCGATTTTGAATCGGTTGACATTGAACGCATCTTCAATGCCAATCAGCGCACGGATGCAAAACTGAAAAAGGTAAAGGACGAAGTACGTGGCAAGTACGCGCGCGGCGGTGAGTATCGCGACAGATGGGATAAGCGGTACCAGCGTCTTATTGGCGCGACGTATATCCGTGGAGCGGAAGATGTGCCAAACATTGAGGCGTCGTTCACGTTGCAGTCGAAGGCGGTACAGCGCGCTATCAAGAATCGCGCAAACCGTCTGGCGGGTGAGGTAAGTAAGACGTCGTACCGTCAGATATCGGCGGCGATTACGGCGGGTGAGCGCGCGGGTCTGTCGTTCCGTGAAGTCGCGGACCTGGTGCAACAAACGGCGTTTGGTCGTGCGAATACGGATGCGCGCGCGATGGCGATTGCTCGCACGGAGTCGTCAGGCGCGATGTCGCAGGGGTCGTGGGACCAAGCGCAAGAGTCGGGAATCTTTGTTGCGAAGGAATGGCTATCGTTTGAGGACGACAAGACACGCGAGACGCATCTGTTGGCAATGGCTGAAGGTATCATCCCGATAAGCGAGACGTTTAACAACGGGTTATCGTATCCTCTCGACCCCAATGGTGATGCAAGCGAGGTCGTAAATTGCCGTTGCACGTTGGTGTATTACACACAGGATGAGATATGAGTACAGCTAACAGGGCGGCAAAGGTGTGGCACATTGCCTATTCGACGCTACAGGTTCGCGCGGAAGAGGACCTACCGCCGGGAATCGCGGGGCGCGTAAGTGGTGTCGCGGTTACGTACGACGTCGTGGATAGTTATGGAACGATGTTCGCGCGCGGATGCGCAAAGCGTTCTATTGACCAGCGCGTCGCGGCTCGCAAAGTCCCTCTACTCATGGATCATGAGGCGTCTACGCGCGCGCACGTGGGCGTGGTGTCGGCGATGTCCGAGGCGGGTGATGCGGTCGTCATGACGGCTGACGTATTCGATACGACAGAAGGTCGCGCGGCGATGGAATACGTGAAGGCGGTAATGGCGTCGGGCGCTTCAACGGGATTCTCGATTGGATTCGTCCCGCGCAAGTCGGAGATTGTCGTCGTGGATGACGCGAACGTTGAACGGTTTACAGAAATTGAATTGCGTGAAGTGTCTATTACGCCTATGCCTGCGGTGCCGGGGGCGGCGGTGACGGCGGCGCGGAACGATGATATAGCGCCAATGGAAGATGAAGAAGAGATGGAAGAGTCCGACCCGATGCGTGTGCTAATGTTGGCGGCACGGTTGGCGTTGGATGCGTTGTCGTCAGAGATGCGTACTGCACTTCTGGCGGAGTACCTTGCTCCCTTCCCGAAGCCCACACCGGAGGCCGCGTCTACACCTGTGGTAGATACGCTGTCCGGTCTGGAATCGGACGAGATGCAAGGCGTTAGTATGGCTCACCGCATCAGGGCGGTGCGTCAATCGTTTTGTACCTCTTGTAAGTGAGACGTAATACAATGAAGACCCCGATGGTTTCCAAGAATCGCGTTGCCAATGAGCTTCGCGAACAGGCGCATAAGCTCCGTAGCGAGCTTATGGATGCTTCCGTGCAGTTTACTGCCGAGGAAGTGGAGAAGCGGACCGGCGATATTCGTGCGCTTGAAATGCGCGCACAGGCCGCCGCTGAGTTTACCCCCGATGCCGAGATTGCGCGTCAGGGTGGCGATGCTGAGCTTACTCGTTTCGATGTCGCGGATAAGGGCGAGTTCCGTAACATGAAGGATGCAAAGGGTGAAATGCGTCGCGAGATTATCAAGTCGTTCGGTTCGATTGGTTCCTATATTCGCGCGGTGGCAAAGGGGCCAGCGAACAATGTTGAGGCTGAGGCGCTTCGTCGCCTCGACCTCCAGACCCGTACCATCACGGGTTCGACCAACGGCGGCGAGTTCTTGCTCCCGCTGACGCAGGAGCCCGATATCTTCAGCGTGGAGAACACGCAGGTCGGTCTCTTTCAGTATGCAAAGAAGTACAATGTTCCGGGCCGCACCTTGCGGATTCCGTATTTGATTCAGGATGAGGGGACGTCAACTCTCAACCGTCCGATGGCGGGTAAGATTGCCAACGTCACCATCGTTGGTGAGGGCGACCTGAAGCCGTCGCGCGAGCCGTCGTTCGGTCAGCGTCTGCTTACCATGTACAAGTATGCCGCTATCACCGAGTTCGGCGACGAAATTCTGGCGGACGATTTCACCGGGGAGCTTCCGTCAGAGGTGACCACGGCGGTCGGTGGGCAGATTGTCAACAAGATGAACGAAGACATCACCATCGATGGCACCGGGTCGAGCCAGCCGCTTGGCGCGCTCAATGCGTCAAACGGTGCGCTTATCGTTGTGGCGCGCGCAAACGCTAACGCCTTTGGCGCGGCGGATGCGTTCGAGATGTACACCGCGCACACCCACGGGCCGAACAGCGTGTGGATGGTGTCGCGTAACGTGATGCCGCAGCTCTTCGCGCTTCAGGCCACTAACAATACGATGGTCACTTGGATTAGCAACCTGCGCGATAAGCCGCAGATGCTTCTCCTTGGGCTTCCGGTTGTCGTGACCGATTTGCTCCCGTCGCTTGGGGCGCAGGGTGACGTTGCGCTCGTGAACGGTGACTTCTACGCGATGGGGCTCCGTCAGGCGCTTACCGTCGAGTCGTCGATTCACTTTAAGTTCACCAATGACATCACCACGTATCGCTTCGTCGCGCGTGGCGGTGGCATCCCGCTCCCAACCTCGACCTATGCGTACAAGGTTGACGGCGCCGGGGCGAAGGTGAATCCGCACTCGCCGTTCGTTGTGCTCGGCGACGAAGAGTAATACACACTAACCTCTCCGAATCGTGGCCCTACCTACTGTTGCTGACCTAAAGTCGTATCTACGCATCGAGACAAATGCGGAAGACGCGCTCTTGACTGCGCTCATGGCGCGAGCAAAAGCGATGTTGGAAGCGTGGATCGATGTGCCAATTACGGCGGAAAGCCAGACGGCGGTAGATAGGGCAACGACGGAGAGTACCCCCATTCGGTCGCTGATATATCCAAGGCGACCGATTGGGGCAGTCGCGATTGTTGACAAGAATGGCACGACGGTCAACGCATCGTCGTATGACGTTGATGGTGTGGCGGGAATGATATACGCGAAGGAAGGCATTACGTTTCCAGATGGGCCGTATACAATGACGGCTATTTGCGGATTGTCTTTGATGCAGAATTACGCGCGATTGGAACCCGTATTGTCGGAATGTATTATCGACCTTGCGGCGGATTTGTATCAGCGGCGTACTCCGGGAGCGTCGAGTGAGAACTCGGCGGGAACGAGTATTTCGTGGGATGCAAGTCGTGAGACGGTGGCGCGTATTATGAAGACGCTTCACACGTTAAAGTTTCCGGTCATGCTATGACGGTAGCACCTGGGTTGCTCGACCAGCGGTTGCGATTCTACGCGCGACAGGATGGTGGGTCGAATGGGTTCATGCGTCCCGTTTACGTGTTTACGGGTGAGTGGTGGGGTCGTGTCGATGTGATGAGCAGTTCACAAACGGTCGCGACGTCGCCACAGGCGCACGTGAATACGGCGTACCAGATAAAGGCGACGGTATATGATTACGTCCCGGTGGACCCGATGGGCGTGGTTCGCGTCGTTGGGAGCGATACGATGAATTACATTCGCGGCGTGTATACGGTGCGCGCGTTGCGAACGCAGGAAATTATGTTGGAAGAAATCAGACCCGAAGATTTCGAGACGTTCGTGCTATATGAGGAAGTCGAAGTATTGGACGGGGTGCATTTAGTGGACCCGGAGTCGTGATGCGTATCGGTGATGATGTTCGAATCATTGATGGCAAAGTCATTCGGGTGCCACGGTTGTCACCAGCAGATAGGGCGCGCGCGGAATCGGTCATCGCTCAATACGGCGGCATGATTCGAATGGAGTCGTGCGAACGTGGGGCGATAGTTTCGTGGTTAGGATTGGGCGAGGTGACGGCGCAGGCGGAAACGTTTGCTTCAGCTATTCGCCAGTTGACAGAACAAATTCGGATTCACAATTCACAAGTGGCGTAAAAGCCGAGGACAGCAATGGCGGCCTTTAACAAGTTCGATGCGTTCGTGGAGCAGTTGGCGGAGAAAGAGCATAACCTTGCGACGGATACGCTCAAGGTGTTTCTGACCAACGATACTCCTAACGCGGCAGGGGATGCGTCGTATAGTGATATCACCGACCTCTCGACGGGCGGCGGGTATACGGCGGGTGGGAATACGGCGACGCAAAGCAGTTCGTCGCAGACGGGTGGGCTCTACAAGTTGGTGCTTGGTGACCCGCCAACGTGGACGGCGAGCGGTGCGGGGTTTGGTCCGTTCCGATATGCCGTGCTGTACAATGACACGGCGGCGGGGAAGGGACTTCTTGGGTGGTGGGATTACGGTTCGTCTATCAGTCTTTCGGCTGGCGATACGTTCACCGTGGATTTCGACCCGACCACGGGCGTTCTCACCCTTCAGTAATTACTCACGATGTCCCTACTTGCTGACCGCGTAAAAGAAAGTACCTCGACGACGGGTACCGGGACGCTCACGCTACTCGGTGCGCATGAGGGGTATCAAACGTTCACAAATGCGTTTGGCAACGGCGTTGCGGTGTATTACGCGATTGCCGGGGGCGATGAGTGGGAAGTCGGCATCGGGACTACGGGCGCGGGAACGCTGACCCGTAGTTCCGTGCTGGCGTCTAGTAATGGCGGCGCGTTGGTGCCGTTCTCCGTTGGCGTGAAGGATGTGTTCTGCACGTATGCGGCGGGGCGCGCGGTTACGACGAGTGATGCAGCGACGCTAACCAACAAGACGATTGATGATTACAGCAACTTCGTTGGTGCGAACCAACTGCATTTCAAAATCAAAGCGAACGAATCTATAGCGCGCGGTGATGTGCTAAAGATTGTTGGCTATAATGCAGGGGAAGGGGCTGTGGAGGTAATGAAGGTTTCGTCGGCGTCCGACGTTTCGATCGGATTGTCGGACGATAACCTTGGGATTGGTGAGTTTGGTACGTGCGTTCACAACGGCACGTTGGTTAACGTCAATACCAATGCGTATGCTGTGGGTACAATTCTGTATCCGAATACGTCGGGCGGGTTGACGTCAACAAAACCGTCAAGTGGGCAGTACCAAGCGATTGCGTTCGTGTTGCGTCAGCAGACAAACAACGGCGTATTGTTGGTAGAGGCGACGAATCCGCAGTACGTGGAAGCGTCGACCAATACGGGTAACACGTTGGTGTTGCGCGATGGGTCAGGAAATTTTTCTGCGGGTACGATTACCGCGAACCTATCGGGTAACGCGACGACGGCAACGAGTGCGACCACGGCGACCACGGCGACCACGGCGACCAACGTGGCATGGTCTGGTGTGACGAGTAAGCCGACAACACTCTCTGGGTTTGGAATTACGGATGGCGTGAGTACGAGCGGTTCGTACGCTAACCCATCGTGGTTAAGTTCGCTCGCGTGGAGCAAGATTACCTCAACACCGACGACGGTGAGCGGGTACGGCATCACGGATGCGGTCGTGACAAGCGGGTCGTATGCGAATCCCTCTTGGATTACGTCACTCGCGGGGTCAAAGATTTCCGGGAACATCACGGGTAATGCCGCGAATGTGACGGGTACGGTAGCGATTGCGAACGGCGGAACGGGCGCGACGGATGCGGCGACGGCGCGGTCAAACCTGTCGGTGCCATCGACGACGGGTAGCGGTGCGTCTGGTACGTGGGGTATCTCTATCTCCGGTAATGCGGCGACGGCGACGAGTGCGACGACGGCGTCAAGCGCGACGACGGCATCGACGGCGACCAATGCGACGTACGCAACGAGCGCGGGTTCTATTTCTGGATTCAACAATCCGACGACAGCAGCGACTGCAAATACCATCGTTTACCGCGATAGTGGTGGCGACATTACGGGTCGCTACTTCTTTAGCGCGCATTTCAATCAGTCAAGCACTAACAGCGAGAACCCATCTATTGCCGCTTTCTGGACGAACAGCGGTTCGGATAACTACTGCCGCAAGTCAAGCCCGGCGCACGTTATCAATCAACTCGGATTGATTACGACGAGCAACATCGGGTCGCAGTCGGTGAGTTATGCGTCGAGTGCAGGGTCGACTAGTTCGCTCACGTTCTCGACGAGTCTCGGTAGTGCGGTGATAAATAGTAGTGCGTGGGCGGGTGGAGGTAGTTATTCAGGTTTCACCTTTAGTGGTGGCAATTCGCGGTTTGGTTTCAGTTCTACGTCTGGCGTCATCGATGTTTATGCGGACGGAAATTTTTACGCGACGGATAGTTCGTTTCTAGTTCTCCACGCTGGCAACTTCACCTCCTACGCGCCATCTCTGACGGGTAGTGGGGCTAGTGGAACGTGGGGGATCAGCATTAGCGGTAGCCTTACGGGAACTGCTCCCGCTCTTGGGTATAGCGTCAGCGGTCAAGACATTAGTTACGGAACGCAGGGC